CTGCGAGGCTCCAGCTTGAGTTAAAGTACCAGAAACATCTAAATTGGCATTAACATCAACTAATGTAGCATTGAGTTCGATTTCGTCTGTAGCATTAATGTCCAAGACGGTAGCACTGGGGGCGTTGATATATTGAGTGGCGTCATTGAACTGAAGCGCCATCGTGCTGTTAAGAAGTAATCCAGTATCAGCAACGTGAGTTAAGGTTACATCTTGATCATCACCAAAACCAATCACAGCCTCATCAGCAAGATAGAGATCACTGAATTCTAAGCTAGTGGTGCCGAGAGCCGCACCATCTGAAGCATCCGGTACAAACGCTGTAGTAGCAGTTATTGTTGTACCTTGGATAGTCGAGCTACCCGTTAACGCACCATCAATCGCGGCTGCACCAGTAACTTCTAACGTACCAACCTGGAGGTCAGCGAGAGCATCGACAACTGCCGCGCCTGAACCCGCGCCATCACAGTAGACAATTGCGTTTTTACCGTTCTGAACGGTGACGTTTGCGCCTGAACCTTGAGATAGAATAACGGAGTAAGGCCCACCAGAACCAGAATCGGTAGTGGCGTTTTCGATGATAAAATAAGCTGGTGCTGTATTTGGGGCTATCGTAACCGTATTGTTAGCACCCAAGGCTCCCGTAAACTTAATCACGCGGTACATACCATCTTGGAGGTTTTCGGTTCCTGAACCCGGAGAAGCCTCGCGAACAGTAAGAGTATGCGTAGTACCAGAAAGGGCGACCGCTTTATAGGAAGCAATACGATCAACAATATCAAGGTTGTGGTTCGTCGTGGTGCCCCATGTCCCAGACTGTTCACCCGAACCAATCTTCTCAATACCAAAACCTGTAGTAAATGTTGAAGCCATGTTCTTTTCCTATGCCGCTATATCTGTCCATCCAGGGGACTGAGCATCAGTTATTGCAGACCATTCGGCGCTTTGCCCCGGGACTACATTACCCCAATCGGGTGATTGAGTGTCCGTTACCCCGGACCATTCGGCGCTCTGCCCTGAAACTATACCACTCCAATCAGCATCCTGTCCCGGAACGATTATACCCCAGACAAATGCATTGCCAACCGCTGTAGAGGCTTGCACCCCTGTAGCTAACACAGCCGTGGTAATAGTTACACTTCCAACCGCCGTAGCCGCCGAAACCCCCGTGAGAGTAACGTTCGCCTCTCCGGTTACAGTTACACTACCAACCGCCGTGGCGGCGGAAACCCCGGTAACCGAAGGCTGTATGTCTACTCTTACACTTCCGGTAGCCGTAGCCGCCGAAACCCCAGTAACGGAGGGCTGTATGTCAACCCTTACACTGCCAACCGCTGTGGCGGCGGAAACCCCGGTAACGGAGGTCTGTATGTCAACCCTTACACTGCCAACCGCTGCGGCGGCGGAAACCCCGGTAACCGAAGGCTGTATGTCAACCCGCGCAGTGCCAATGGCCGTAGCAGAAGAAACCCCGGTAACTGGAAGAGAATTATTCCAGGCCCCAGAGTCCCACGTACCTCTGCCCCAACCAAGAACAGTCATTACGCAATCCTGATCAAAGCGTTGTTAGCATCATTTGCGGGCATCGTAACGGTAAAATTTCCCGCGCTTGAAGAACTGTCACCACCAAAGTTAATCACACACACCGAGGGTTTCGCTGCATGAGTCGTGTCCCCCGCCGTTCCTGCATTAGCTAACGTAGAATTATAGATCAGGGCTCCCCGCGCATCCGTAATAGTAGCCGAGGACCACGTAACATCTGCCATGTCTATAAACGCAGTCGGCACTGAACTGCTGTTGTCTGCAAGTCCTATCGTCACACTCGACAACGCTTCACCACCAGCGGTGTAATTTGTCCCGCTAACCTCGTTAGTTGCTGCATACCCCGTAGTGTCGGCATCAATAGACGAACTATTGGTAAAGAGAGCTATCTTAAAGGTATCCGCTGCAATGGAACTGCCATCCCCACGGGAGTGCGAAGTCCAAAAATGAATGCCTGCGTTTATCTCACGCTTGTAAGTCCCGCAAACCGCTGATGATCCAATTGCCATCACAAACTCCTTATAATATCAGCCACATCGTGTTGGCCTTGCTGCTTCATTAAAGCATAAATGGTGGTTCTTTCATTTTCCGCCATTTTAGCCATGTAAAAAACCAATACTTTCCGTATGTGATCTCGGTAAGCAAGCGCCTGATCTCGTATCACAGGCGGGGCTGTTTCTGAAACAACCATTATTTTGTTCAACGCCATTTCTGCCATTTGTTCTGGCGAATGACCCCCGTTATTGGACGTAAAAACCAGCGCGTTGCCTACTTCACTGTGCGCTGAACCGTCCATGATTATTGTACCTGTCTTCTAACCCTGTCGTAACGATACTCGTCTCGAGTCTGCAAACCCTCACCAAGATTCTTGAGCCATTGCAAAGATTCTTGGAAACGTTGGTTATATAGACCCAGGAGGTCAGGTTCTCCTTTTAGAAACGTGTATGCTTCTACGAGAGCCCCATACAGCAAGGACAACTCTGCGTTATCTCCTAACCAGCTAGTTCCATCAGAAGATTCCGTTATGGATTGGGGGCGGCAAAAATAATGCAACTCCACGGTATAGTTTGAATCAGGAGTTGGAGCTATCAAGAACGTGTCTTGATCGAAATCACCGTAGTAAAGAGGAACACCCGTGGTTGTGGGATCAGGCGTGTAATCTTGCAACATTGTCACTTGCTTGTATAAAAGAAACTCTTTGCTTGAAGAGACTATGACGCTCAAGGAGTTCTGAGCTAGGAAGTCACTTGGCTTTGCTAAAAAAGCGTTCCCAGACGTAACTGTACCTTGCGTATTCTTACGAAAAACGTCTAACTGACATTCCTTTAAAATTCGTTCTTCAGAATTCAAAATAAATCGGGGCAATTGAGTAACGAAGGTAGTCTCAGAACTTTGAACAAAGTCCTGTATAGCAGTTTTTAGAGTGGTAAAAGTATACGCCATCTTATGCACTCACAGTTACAGGACCTGCGGAAGAAGAACTTCCACCTCCTCGTACACTTCCCGTTGTTGCAGTTCCGCTGCTAGCAGTAAACGTGTATCTATCCGAATTAGTCTTGGTTATCGAATAGCCGCTGGCACTTTCTATTACAGAAGATGCAAACCCGTCAAAGGGTTCTATAGACCTAAATCTAACTACGTCTCCTGTGCTTCGTCCATGACCCGGCTCTATTACTGTCAATACAGCGGAACCGCTAGCGGAAGAAAGAAAAGCGTCTTCTGTTAGCAACACCTCAATAGCAGGTTCTGTCCTATCCGGTCTTGGGTCTTTTAACGCTTGCGGGTCTGCCGGAATTTTAAGGACAGTCAACTGGGGTTGTTTAGCTTCCCACTCGTCTTTGCCAACAAGCATTCCGGTCCATTCTTTCCGCATGTCTTTTAGACGGTACGCCGCTCCAGAACGGTCCGAAATTCCCATGGCATGTTTGTTTGAAGCGTACCGGGGCATTAAGAAGTCGCCGTTAAGTAGCTATAAGAGGGTACTACGCTGAAACTGGCCCTGTCTCTATCTTCTTCCGCCGCCCTAAGAAACTCCTCTTCATACATTGTTTTTAATAACGGAACACGATCCGGCGCTCTTTTTACTGAAAGGTAATAGGCCAGACCCGCAGCTAAACAGGGGTAGAACCGAAAAGGAACGTCAACAGTGTTTACTGAAGCATCCGCATCGTCCATGCGTGTCAACCGGTCATAAATCAAAACATCCGTACTGTTTTCAGGGTTGGGCCAAACCTTGATCACAGGGGTTATTTGACGATCCACGTAAAACTGGACTGGTCTTCCAGAAGTAGTCTTGGTTGGAATACTCAAATAGTCGTCACGGCTGACGCGATTAATAGAAATGTCCGAACCACTGCGCCTTATCACAGAAGACAGAATATCTATAGTAGATCTCACCCCCGATATACTGGGGTCTGACGATATCGTAGTGCTCACCGCCGAACCACTACTGTCCGTACTGGTTATAGTTTCTCCAGCGGTGAAAGACCCCGAAGGAATACTTAACGTGATCGTAGTTGAACTAGGTTTGGTTAGGACGATTGCGGTCGTGCCGCTTGAGGAACCGGTTATGGTATTACCAACAACAAGATTTGTGGAAGCCCCTACCGTAGCCGTTATGGTTCCTATGGGGTATTCCGAAAGACCGGATACCAGGGTCTGGTTCACCTGATCTATGGTCCAACGATTAAGACCCCGATTTGCCCAATCCGCGAAGAGGAAATTAATGGATCTTCGCGCAGTACGCGCATCGTATCCTGTACGAAACTCTAGTCCACACCGCTCAAACGCTTCTTCCACGTATTCCGCTACATTAGGTTCAAAATCCTTAGACCCGGAAACAGCCATAGCACAAGTAGCCTTTCATAATGACACGCCTCAATATTGTTTTGAGCAATACAGAACTATAGAATACGTGTCCCCGCTGCTGTGCCCCACGGTTGTAAGTTGTATGTCCCCCGTCTTGCCGCCGGAAGCAGCAACATTCGGAAGACCGCTTATGTCAGAATAATCCAACGTGTCGGAATAATCCGCCGGAAGTTGTGCTGCGATAACGTCGGTAGAGGCATCCCAAAGAAGCTTGACGCCCATGCCGACATTGGAAAACACGATCTTCTGGATACGAACACCGGTACAAGAAGTTCCATCTTGAAGCGCAGATAACCCGGAAACGTCCACTTTTGTAACAGCAGCCTCTCCAGTTCCATCGCTTGTGTTAGTGCAATAAATCACCGCAGTTTTGGGGCCATCTATTACAGTAGTAGCAGTTACGGCGTCTGCCATAAGACTCTCCTATCAGAACGGGGGCATCGCCCCCGTTCCATTATTCAGGTTTAGCTATCCGCGAAGGGAGTTGCAATTGTTCCAGATCCGATAAGAACACCCTGAACAAGATACTCATTGTCAGCAATGGCGGTAATCTCAAGGTAAGAGAATTTATCTCCGCCCTGCGTTCCGCCATTCATAGAAATCACATCGTTCGAGGCACCGGGTATGAAAACCTTATAACTGCCATCAGTAACGCCAACCGCCAGAGAGCCAAGGAATTTGTCGGTGCCATCTGTTTTGATGTCAAGATCCGTGGCGTCGGTTCCAATGTAGAACCGGTAAACCGCACCAAGCTGGCTGTTTACATTTGGATCATCTTGCCCCGCAGAGGCCCCCTTAGAATCCGCTTGGATGGTAGGCAAGGTTACTGCACCATCCGCATCATTTATCTCTATGACGCGACCCGCATGGCTGGCGAACGTAAGAGTAGTCTCGGTAGTTATATTTACAACTGCATCGGGTCCTGCGGTTATAAATCCGCGCAACGAACGGACCGGCCCGGAAAAAGTTGTTCTAGCCATAACGTAATATCCTTCTCACAAAGGTTTCGCCCTAGCGTCTTGTGAGCGTCTGCTGGGCCAGTCGCTAAGGCTATGTAGTCCCAGAAAAATTTATAAAGCAGGGGAGAGTTTTTTAGGCTCTCCCCTATAGATTATGCTCCGGGGGAGCCAAAAATGCCCCGTGGGTCAGACCAGCCGAAAGCATAACGCTCCCGGGCTTTATAACGGACATTCCCCGTATCAAAATCACCTTCCATTGAAGTTCGGACGGCGGTACGGTTAAAGCCCTTCAGACCGTTGGGTGCATCTGTCAAGATGAAGAAAGCATCCGTATCACTAAGGAAGTGATTAACGGCGTAGCCTTCCGGGAGCATACCCATGTTCCGAACTGCGTTAATGTCGTTGTCCGCAGTACCGGTGCGCAGGGTAGATTCTAGAAGACGATCCGCTGTGAACTGAAGTTCTTTAGGAACAATCAGCTTCACGCCGCGAACCGCAACCTTCAGGCCCCGCTCGTCCACAAAGCTTGCGATATCAATCAGGGACTGCTCAAGGCTAGTCTCGTTAAGATCCGCCGCAGTGGAGAGTTCGTTACGGAACGTACTCCCCGTTACGAGTGGGTGGTCTGTAGCGCAAAGTTCCTTGCTGTCACCGCCAGTGTAAGTGCTGTCGAAAGCATTGTTAAGGACCGCTGCGGCCTTAACCTGTTTCGTCTGACTCATACTACGGGCAAGAGCCTTTGTGTACCGACCAGCAAGCCTGTCGTACAGGTTGTCTTCGACAGCTTCTTCCGTGATCGAAAAGGCAAGGGCTATCGTTTCCATCGTATAACGTGCTGTATAAGCTTCTTGCGCGTCATCGAAGGATACTGCACTGCCTTCTGCCTTGGTTGGGGCGCTTCCAAATCCTGAAAGCATCACCTCTTCCTCAAAAGCACGGTCCGAACTCTCCATGGAGAAGATTTCTTCGTGCTCACGATCATACTGATCATACTCCATTCCGAACAATGCGTTCAGGCCGGGTTCCAACTCTTTTACGAGTTGTGCTCTACTGATAGCCATTTTCTAAACCCCCTATACGCCAGTAGTTGAAGGAGTACCAGCAGCAATAGCGCCGTTGTTGCTATTGAAGTGGTTATTAAGTCGGACAATTGCACCAACGCCCGCTGCGGAGAAGTCTTCGTTAGAAGAGTCTTCTACCCAACCCATGATCCGCATTTGTAGCGCAGCCGTTGTGGCAATCGTGCTAATCGCGAGGCGACCTAACGATACACCAGTGGCGTCCGTGCCAGTAATCGCGGTTGAGAAGTTAGCGTTAGCAAAAACTGCGGCGCGTGCCGTAGCTTTACTGGTCCACGAAGCATCCGTTGCGATAACATAAAGCTGCATCGGATCGTCGTTGACATACGCCTTTACAGGGTGGTTGCTATCTGCCCCCGAACCGGGCCAGTAATTGCTCCACGTAGGTTTCCCAGTGGTACTAGAAACATACTCACAGCCCTGGAACACACCCAAAAGCCCTACCGTACCACCCGCCGCCGCTCCTGGAGCGTCTATATAACCAGTGGAAAGAGGAATCACGGGTTCACCGTGATAAAGCTTGTTTGTGTTGCCATTCGCTATCTCATAAAGAGTATAGTTTGAAGTAGCAGTGGAATTGGCCGCGCCGCCCATCTTATTGAGCGGACGGAGGCCAAAGCTTCCGTTAATGTTAGCCATTTCGTTTGCTCCTTAAAGCAAAAGGGTTCAAAACAGGTGCCCTATTTTCTAGGGCCTCCAAACGTTACACGCGATTGTCGTTCAGGTTTCTGAATCGTCATCGAATGATGCTGCGTTTCCTTCATAAGATCGTTATCAACTGCGGTCATTGCGTCCGAACTCATTTTACCAAAGTAATCCTTACGCTCCTCAACAATCTCAATTGGAATACGGGCCAGCAACAGCCCTCCTACGCCAAAGACACCTTCATAGGTCCCGGAATCCACTGTTGGGGCCTCAAATTCAGGGTATTCTTCTTTCCGAACCAATTCCCACCCTTCTCTCATACGGGCAGATACATTCTTTCGGTCGTCAAAACCCCTAACTTCAGACCGTATCCATCTGTGAACAAAACCTTCTGGCGGATCGGGTGCGTCTAATAAAGACGGGGGACTCCAAGGTTTCCTTTGCGTTTTTACGGCTCGGGTCTTGGATGCGCGAGGAGTACGATCAATATTGTTTTCAGACATTGTCATTTCCTAGCGTTTGTATTTCGCGTACTGGTCTAGAGGAACCCCCAATTTATTCGCAATCGTAACTTCGCTTGGGGATAATCTCACTGTTTTGCGCCCGGATAACCCGGAACGTGTAGCAGAAGCAACGGCCTGTTGTGGCCTGTTCCCTCCTGTAGAAGATGCTGTTCCCCAAAATTTATGGGGAAACGCTTCTCTCATTCTCTCGTCAATCACACGATAGTACTCTGGAGTGTTTGTGTCAAAGTCTTCTTGTTCAACCAGAGTCTTGTGTATTCCAAAAGCCGCAAACGTCATGGCATCGTCTTCGCCAAACCACGGGTTTTCCTGCGCCCATTCCGTTGCTTTCGGATCAGGCCGGGTTGGAACGGCGTTCTGTGCAGACGCGGCTTGTTGTTGTGCCTGTGCCTGTGCTTGGTACTGGGCTCTCTGCGCGGCTTCAGCTTGTTGTTGTTTAGCAGCCTTTACCCGCTCTTCCTCTATCGCAAGTTGCGACAGTTTTTTATTTATCTCTACCTGAGAAGAAGTGTCGTTGGTCGCTATGGCGGTTTCCAAGTCTCTGGACAAGGAATCGGATTGCGTAGCTACGCGGTCCCCGTACTCTGCAATATAACCTTGATCCAGATCCTGAACCCGGTTCCTAAGCTGACTGTTCTCAGCTTGCACTCCCCTAGCATACTCAACTGCCGCCTGTTGCTGGCGTTCAGCTTCGCGCGCTTTTTTTGTAAGACGGTCGATTCGTCGCTTGACCTTCTTACTGTATTCCTCATGCTCGGGAGAAGATTCTTCAGGCTCTTGTCCCGAAACTTCGATTTCCGGAGGGTCCTCGACAACAACATCAACACTAGAAGCTGTCTCGGGAATGTCTACAACCAACTCGTCTTGAGCTTCTTCAGGCATGGTTTATCTCCATGTTAAAAATGCAGGATATCTTCGGGGTCCTGTATAACCGCTATTACATCGTCGTCATTTAGAACGCGGACCTCTCCGCCGTCTATCTTAAACCGGGCTCCGGCATACCTTCCAAAAATAATCCAGTCCTTCTCCCGGCACCACGGCCCACTCGGAAATTTCTTACGGTCCTCATAAGCGAGGGGACCAACTTTTAAGACATAGCCGCACACCGTAGCCACGGATTCTCTGTCAACAACAGCGTCTGGAAGAAGAACACCCCCCTGACTCTTGCCCTTTCCTCTATATGGAAGAATCAACAACCGCCAGCCCGTGGGGTTGGGCAACCGATTAAAAGTATCAATATCTAATTTTGTGGGGTCTAAAACCCGTTCTTCGGGTTTTACATATGCGGGGTCTAAGGAAACTACGCTGGAAGTGCTGGTTAATTCGGATTTTTTGGACATTAATCTGCCTTTTCTAAGATTTCTCTTAACTCCTGTCCTATATAATCCAAAGACTCTACGTTGCCAACTAGTTGTTTATACTCTTCGTGACTTTGTACCCCACCAGAGGTCATAATCTCTGAAACACGGTCTCGACGTTCCTTAATAACTTTTAGAAGCTTTTCGGCTAAAAAAATCCCGTCCATTATTGTTTCTTCTCTTGCTGCCAAGCACGAACCTTGCTCATGCTACGAGAACCAAACCAGAAGGCAATGATTGAAGAAAATATAACAGAGGTCTCAGGGTCCCAGATAGCAAGCAGACCCGCAGACAAATCCATGCCCTGCGTACTCACCATACTGTACAATGTGACGCCCTTGATCGTCGCAAACAACAAAAAGAAGGCATAAGTAAGGACAGGGCGCACAGAACCCCGCAGAGCGTTGACAAAACCTCCAGCGTCAATAGACCGGTCATGCTCATATATGCCTTTCGTCTCCGCAATGTCCGCCTCGGCGTCCAGTTCTTTTATTTTTAGCTCCGAAAGCTTATCCGCGTACTTGGCTTTTGCCTCCAGAAGAGCAATTTCCTGCTCATTTGCCTGTTTCTGCTTGAAATACCCCAAAATTTCCGGAATTATGGACGTTCCGAAGCCCAGTGCTGTCCCTAAAAGCGATATTACCATAAATCCAACCTATTTCCGGCTCATATAAGCACTCATTCCCATATAAGCGCATGTAACCCCGGAAAAAGCTATGTATGCAAGCCCCAAAAGGTCACTTATGGACTTCAGTCTACTCTCACTTACCACAAAAAACAAAAGACCCGTCATCCCAGCCATGATTGCAAGAGCACACCACGCCATATGACGCTGGGCATTCATCTTCTCAGCCGTTTCAATGGCCTCAATCGCCGCAAGGTCTGTGTCTGACACAACACCATCGCCATCAAGATCTGAATCCTTGTAACGACTGCTCCTCTCAAGCTTCTTTTGCGTCATTTCTTCGTGTTCCAAAGATCAAACAAGACCTTTACCTTGTCTTTCAACACCTCCAAGTCACCATGCATCTTGGCGAGTACGATTATAAGCCCAATAATAGCAACGATGACCGGCCATCCCGCATTGAAAAGCTCTATGATAGATACATCCGGCCCATCCTGCATGGCTCAGTCCCACGCACGTAAAAAAGACTTAAAAAACGCCTCTTTCTTTCAAAAGAAATCCTACAACGCCCCCAACCATCCCAACCATAACTACGAGGGGCTGGGAAATGAGAACACCTACGCCAACGACTACACCACCCAGGGCGGCGTAACTGGAAGGCTCCTTCATGCGATTTATGATCCAGTTCATTTGTTTAATCCTTATCTAGCAAACTTTAAAGGAGCCACCACGAAGAGCCGCGCCCATTCCGCGATTTTCCCCCGATACCGAAGTGGCCTTCGACACGTTAGGCGTGGTTTCGGATTTTGCGTCGTTATAGGGGACGAACCCCTGGTCTTTTACAACAATACCTTTCCGCGCAACGCCCACGGAACTCTTTTTCTTTCCCATAATCGTCTCCTATTAATCACCTTGTTTCATCATTTCGCGTTCCCGCGCCGCTTGGATTCGGGCCTCTACAATTTCTTCCTGGGACTGTATCCTCTGGGCCCCAAGATTCGCGGTAGACTGTGCCTTTTGTTGATCCAAGGCAAGACGTGCCTGATCTATCTGGTTCTCAGCCTCGTCGCGTTTTGCACGAAGTTGCAAGTCTTGTTCTTTCAAAGCAACCAAGGGGTCAGGTCCTTGCTGCCCTTCTCCACTTATCTGGGCGCTGAGTGATTTAAGCTCTTGCATGCCCTGCGCTATCTGCTCGGCAACCATGGATTCTATTTGTAAAATCTGGTCCTCAGTCGGCGCTTGGCCTTGAAGCTGCTGCATCATCTGAGAGGACACCTGCTCCTTAGCCCCTATAGAAACATGCTCCATAATGTGTTTTTGCAGCGCCATAGCGACCGAAGGAAGCTGCCCGACCATGGGGGAAGACCCAAAAACTAGATGAGCCATTATGTGAGCTTTGTGGTTCTGGCCTTGGAACGCCTCTAGTTCAATGTTTTCAAGTGCTTCCGAATTCTCCACTGCGGGGTCTTTAGGAACCGCCTCTTCCTGATCTATGACCTTGAGAATAGAATCAACATCTTTGACACCAAGCGCCTTGTACATCCTACGAAACGCTTCGTACATGTTATGCAAATCCGGAGCCGCTTGCGCCAACTGTAGCTCAGTCTGCGCCATAGTGACCCTTTGCGACATGGAGAATATGTTAGGATCGGAAACTGGAATAACGTCAATCCTATCATCAAAATCCTCCGATTTTATAACGCGTTCAGCCCCTACAACGTTGTAGGGGTACTCCGGTGGGAGGGATTCTCCAAACACCTTTGCAAGAAGATCAAACTCGTCTTTCTGGGCGTAATGCAGCCGTTTATGTATGGCCGACATTACTTTGGCACCCTGCTCCAGCATTGCGATGGTAGTCCCAACCGCAGCTTGCTGGTTTCCGTCACCTACCTGTAAATTAGATACCGCAGCGAACCGCTGACCGGCCTCCACACAAAACCCCATCAACTGGAACAAGGTCTGATCCGCCCCCTTGTATGGAAGGAGCATCAGCGAATCCCGAATAGCACCTCCGGGAGAATCCACGTCCCGGAACTCGCCCGGAGACAGGGGTTCGTCATCGTTCCTGATACGAAGACCGCGAGTCTTGAAACCTGCGGGCAAGTTAGCTAAGGTCCCCGCGTCAATAAGCTGGCGTAACGCAGCAGTGGCTGTTCGGCTCAACCCGCCAATCATGTGGATTAAACCCAAGCCATAGAAACCAAACCCGGGAAGGAACTTAAAGTGAACAAAATACTGGTTTTTCTTACGATCCTGATCCCCCTCCTTGTAGTTCCTGCGAATGCTGAGAACCTTGCCGTTATCTTCTGAAACGGTAACAACGTAAGGGAGCTTGATGCCGGTGGGTTCACCGCCGGAATCGGAATCCTCAAAGCCTTCAAGATCTAGGTCTACGTGGCATTCAAGTAACGTGACCTCGGTATCCAAACGGCTGGGCTCTATTCCACTTATATCGTCCATCTCCTCACGGACCTCGGACGGGTCCGACTGGGATGCGGAGACTTTAATATCGGAATAGAAACCGGCTACCTGCTTCTTCCGAAGCTCGTTCTCCGAAATTTGAATAACATGTGTTACATTCTCGGCTGTTTCCAGATCCGTAGCGGTATACGGAACAATTAGCTGTTCCGCAGGAACGAACTTGCTAACCGCACGCCCCAGGAAATCATCGTAATACACCTTTTTGAACGTAGAACCCGCTAGCGGCAGGTAAAACAGCATTTGGTCAAATTCAGGTGTGTATTCCTTCATAACACACGTGATTTGGTAATTCATAAAGTTGCGAACACGATCCGATTGAGCCTCTATGTCCGGAGAAGACTCACCCATTATCTGAGTATTTACAGGGCCCCCTGCGGGCAACAATTCACCAAAAGCCTGCGCTTGAAACTGAGTCACGGCTTCTGCAAGAAGAGGGTGCGTCACGCCTGTCGCACCACGGAACGGTTCCGCCCGCTCCTCGTATTTGAAACCTAAAAGCTCCAGACCGGTTCGGTACGTGTCTTCCCAATCTTTACGACCGTCCTTGTTAGCTTCGTACTGATCTAAAAGATCCGAAGCTATTCGAGACAGAACTCCCGTATCTGCTTCTTCTGCAAGATTGTCATAAAACCCGGCGCTTGAAACTTGATCCATCCTTGGATCAAAATCAACGATAACACCACCGTCATCTTCCAGTTCTATGTTCAAACCGGGCGCTTCAATTATGCTGTCGTCGTCAAACGAGACTTCCGCGTCCAGACCTTCTTCCAGTTCCACGGGCGGTATCTCGTTGCGCCTTTCTACAAGAGAGGCCGTCCCGAAATTACTGCGGGGGAGCGGGTTTCTAGCCATGTTTACCTACGCCTCAGAGACATCAGACCGCCTCCGGCCATTCCCTGGAAGCCGCTCGGCATCGCTTGCGGGGGGGCCATCGGGGGGGCCATATCAGGGTGTTGCCTCATTTCGGGAGGAACCCCCGTGTATGGAGCACCGCCCATGCCTCCTGCGGCAGGGGCAGCGGCCCCCGGTTGCGGGGGGGCAAAGCGTGCTATCATTCTTTGAAGGTAATTTGCGACCTGCGGGTTTTGTCTAGCCGCTTCTAGAAGATCGGCTTGGTTTGCAGAAATAAACGCCACTACATCCTGTGTAGTTCCACTTTGCTCTAGATCTGTTAACTCTCGGACCACGGCCATCGAATCTGTACGACCACTAGCGGCCATTACTACGTTCGAAGCATCTACAGGGGCACCCATCGCCGCACTCACACCCCGTTGTGTCGGATTTCCGACAGACTCTACAAGGTTACCGTTGGCATAACCAACGGGGCGGAAGCCCATCATGCCGCCGTCGCGCATACCCATGGCTTGCTTATATTGTTCAGCCGCCGCCATGCCTTGCGGCGTGTACGGAAATTCGCGTCCCATTACGTTAGGCATTTCGTCGTCCACCTTTTCTGTTCTTCTCCGCGCCTCTTACCTTACCTGCATTTATACTGGCGTAAAAGACTTGATTACCCTTACCTTTACCATACGTCTTCGTCATCTTGCGCTTTATCTTTGCGCCCTTCTTTGTCAAAGGCATTAGCGGCGACCTCCAAAAGGTAAAGGTAAAGGCACCGTATACCGGGCACCAAACCTGTAGTCGTCGTTACCGGGACGAAGGTTTGCGCTCGCGTCTCCAGAAAGTCTACCACCAATACCAAACGGGTTTTCTGCCGTTGCGCGGGCACTGACGTTGTATTGATTTGGGAGTCTGGTTTGACCAAACTTAGGGAAAGTAGCGCCTGCTTCAAGGCTTGCTTGTACCGGACCACCGGACAGCGCACCCCATCTTGCCCTGAAGTCCTCTAACGTAAACCTTGGTCCCTCGGTCGGAGGTCTAACGGAAATTTTTTCGTAAGAACCAGAAAGTTCCCCCAAACCTCCCGGCAAATTACCACGTGCCCCGGCCCCCACCGTAATCTGCTCTGGAGGCGTCTGCCCGGGCGGTAGATCTCCTCCGCGAGTACCCCGGCTCCCAAAAAGATGTAACGGACCCACGCCTACATCAACACTGCTCATATCGACGCGCGGACCAAATTCTCCTCTCAACTGTCCCTTTAAGAGCCTTCCTGGCACCTGGGGTATGGACATTTCCGTTTCCAAAGATTCCGGAGCGCCACGTCCCAGGGCAGATAGAGCAAAGCTGGGAAATGCCGGGTTTTTTCTAGGGTTTGCTTCTACCCTACCCATACGATTAGGATCTTCAAAACTTGGACCTGTCTTTATGTTAGCGTCATAAGGAACAAACGGAAGACGAAAAGGTCCAAACGACTCTTGTGGGGTGCCTTCGACACGCGGGTCCCCTACCTCTGAGATATCTCCAAGATATTCGCTAACGGTAAGTTCTTTTAAGTTGGGCATGGCTAATTGGACCGTAAGTAAGTTAAATAATCCCGCGCTAATCTAAGGTCTTCAAATACACGTATAAACCCCGGGTGACTCTCCTCGACGCGCGGGTCAATCACAACTGACATGGTCGCGCCGTCGTCCTGACTTCCAAACTGATGCCTGCTCGCATAATCGTCCACGTACTTATACCCCCGGGTCTTTATCAAATGCGTCGATAATTTTGTATCCACATCCTCCGTTACAAAATAACCCCACTCGTGATGGTGACCCTGCCCCAGTACCCGGATAGGTAATGACGCAAACTTGCTGGCACGCATGGGACCGTGAAGTATGTTGTATATACTGGTTCCTTTCATGCTGTGCGCCAACCATGTGGGGCACTTCTTGCCGTTAGGAAAAGCAATATTGAATTTTGCCTGCCAGTCGAACACATGCACCGTATTCTTTAACATCTGCTTTATAGCATAAGCATGTTCCGCACTCATAGTGTCGTGATTGCCCAGCAAACATAAAAGGTACTTCACGCCGCTCTCAACCATGAGCCACTCAACAAGCCGGTAAGCCGTGTTGCGGCTACTGTCCTGATCGGCCCACAACCGCATCAACCTGCCAGCCCACGCATTCGACGCATCACCCATCTGTACACAGTACATCCCGGGGGTTGCTGCCATTATGCCACAGTCTTCACGCAACAAGGGCCAGTTGCACCCGTTATCGTCTACGTGCGGGTCGCCCATCAAACACAAAGCCATGGGCTTGTTGTCAGGCATGTCTATATCAAACCACTCGCGTGCCTTGTGGTGAGCGTGCTGCTTCTTGAACCGCTCAGACATGTGGTTGATAATGTTTTCAATAGGTATGTCTTCTTCACCAAAATCCGGAAGAAGAGGAGGGGGATTGTTTTGACCAGCGGCCAAGGACTGTTTTCGCGCCTGCATTATCCGGGACCGAAGCGTGCTTTCTGCGACGTTCAAAGCACGGGCGGCTGCGGCGACAGACTCGTGACGCGCCACCGCGTCCAAACACTCTTGTAAAATGGTTCTATCTAAAGGCTTACTAGCCATTATGTGCCTTTAGGGGGTATTTTTGGGTCGCGGGGGGTCCAACCTTGACCGGCAGACGCAACGCAGGAACGACCGCTTGCGTCGGTAATGACGATGGTCCATGAGCCGTTTTCCGATACAAATACTTCAATGAGCCTGTTGGCATCCGCCAATCCGTTAGCTGTTAATACTTCCTGCCACCTGTCCCACAGCCTTTGAACAATTTCCTCCCGTTTTGCACATATGTCTTGCGCGGAAGCCGAAGATACAGCCACGAAAAATAAAATAAGGAAGGTTAGAAGTTTCATGTCACGCACTTTTACGTGGTTTACGGGTCATACAAGGGCTTAACTACAAAACCACCCCGCGCCTTTTCTGTATCCGGGTCTTCATCTACAAGACGAAGGTAAGACGGGGGCTCGGGATTGAGGATGTCTTGTATTCGAGCGCGAACTGTTTCCGAGTCTACCTGGGGCCGGTCCGGATCTATTCTAATCAACATGTCGTTACGGGTTTTGGGAAACGTGTGGTCTAGCAAACCTCTTCCGTCGCGTTGTTTAAGAAGCGCGTCTATGGAACGGATTCTGTCCGGGGAAAGGTTAGATAATATCCGCCCAAGGTCTTGGGGAAACCAATCCGATCCCACACCAAGATATTCGGAGGGCAATGAACCAAGGGCCTTGAAAAGGGTTCCTTCAGTCTCTTCCCGTTGCCTAGCCATGCTTTGAAAATACGAGTCGGGGAGGTCCGGAACAGGACCAAATGGCGACGGACTTATCCGTTCTTTCAAATCGTAAATTCGTTCAACAAGATTACTTAGTCGTTTTTCGAGGAGAGGGTCTTCTTTGCTGAGTTTTTGTATCCGCCGCTGTATCCGCTGCGTAACATCTCGTTTAACTGGAATACCGGTTAGATCTGAAAGTTCATTCTTTGCCGCCCTTAATCGCCGTTTGATAGTGCTTTGGGACACCTCATCCAAAGGTTTTTCCGTTCGCCCTTCAATAACGCTAAAAGTCTCCCCCGGCATGTCGTCGTCCGAGATCCCAAGTTTTTCCTTGAACGATTCAAGGCCCGGCTTGTCCATGCCAAAAAATTCATGGGTGGGCTGGGCAAGAAACTCCCGCACGTCGTTCTTTTGCTCTTCGGTTAAAAGATGCTCGTAGCCCTGCTGTAGGGCTTGGATAAGAGGAAACATCCTACGGCGCATCAAATTTCCGATACCGCTGCCGAATGTTTTTCCCTCGGGCCCTGCTTTTCCCTTGGGCCGTGGTTCGTCGCCCGAGGTCTGTGCAAGCCGGGAAGCTGCGGCGGCTGCGTCAATTGCGGTGGGTAAATTAGACTGGTCCGGGGGCCGTGAGCCAAGGCGCTTGCTGTAAAAGTCCTTCCAATCTTCAAAATCACCCCCGGGTACGGATTCTTGAAACTCCGCGTTGGTTCCCACAGGTTCCGGTAAACTAAAAACGTCTAAAACTTCAGAGGGTTCTACAAGACGAAGACTTTGCTGGGCAGATTGCCCAAGATTGAGATCCCCCGAAGGGTCCTTCTGCCAGTGATTGCCACCCTCCAAGGTTAATATTGAAATATCCGAGGGAGAAGCCTCGAACTCCCAAGCCATTTTAGTAGCCCAGTTAAGAGCTTCCTTTGGGTCTGAGAACCCGTATACGGAGGGGTCTTGCTGATACCGCTCCCCAGTTTCAGCCTTCTCCCACAAACTTTGAGAAAGGGGATCTAGACCCCTCTTTTGGATGTCCGCCACATTTTTCGTAAAAGTTACGTGGTAAACAGGATTAGCCATCCTCAAGGGCTCCCCAGCAGGCGTCGTTCGAGGTGCAGGTGCAATCCACGCACTGATAACGGCTCTCTACCCACGCCTTGGGTTTGTCGCACCCGCAAACAGGGCACTTCGGGTCTTTTTCTGCAATGGAATCCGCTGGTTCGTCAGCCATAGGGGCCCCTATCGTACAAGGGTTTGTCTACAAAACCACCGTTAGCCCGGTTTTCTGGTTTTCTTTCTTCTGTCAATTTTGGGGGGAAACGAGACTGTTGGTCTAGTTCATTTTCAGCCGCAGCGTTTAACTCAATTATGTAATCAACCCATCTTTTTTCCCTGCGACTAAGTTTTCTACTGTAGGGGTAGGGGATATTTTCTTGACGAGACACAACCCCCATAGCAATCCTCGCTACAGACCAACTTACAGGACTGTTGCTTACAAAGTTTAATTTTTTTTGAGAGGGCACAACTGGTCTTGGAGTTCCTAGTCTTTTGTAAAATTGCATGGAATCCAACACTTGCATCACACTTTCTTCCGAAAAATTTCCTTTTGGCAACTTTCCTTGTTTTCTAAGGTGTTCAAATCCTGCGTGCCCAAACTCATGTGATTCTGCCTCATTAAGGCTTATTTTTTGTAAGTTTGAAGCTTCTTTGTCAGTAAGGTTGCTTACTTTTCCGCTATGAACCAAATCCCTAAAATCGGAAGTGTTTACATGAACCGTGCCTCTTTTAGGATCATAAACACCTCGCGTGCCGGTGCCATATATTGGGTTCTCGGGATAGTCCCCCATGGTTTGGGAGTTCTGCCTTAAAAAGGTTGCTAAAGACAAACCGGATTTGGCTAACTCTTCTTTAGAAACCCGGGGTGCCGTCACAGGGGAATAGAATTTTGAAAGATCTGTTCTGGCGTCTTCTCCTCCATGCCTTTTTGCTAAAGCGCGAAACCCCAGATAACTTAAAGGATTAAAATAAGTGTCGTTTACCCTTTCCGCCGTAAACTCTACGTCAGCTAAATTTACCGCAGAATCATAACCTTCGGGGTATACGTTATCTTGTTGGTCGTCAGCCATAGTAACTCCGTATGTAGGTAGACGGCTCACTGTCAACCCAATCGTCGCTCGGCAACTGTACAAAATTGCCCTGACGATAACGCATCAGAGCTTGCGTGGTGCTGTCTACAAGGTCATCGTGAGCGCCATTCGGAAATGCCGCGCACTCGTCAATAACCTCGTCCGCCCAACGTTCGTCCGGGGCCCAAATCATCCCGCTCTCAAATAGCGGAGAAACAGAATGGACCCTCGTAAGCTTATCGTTTCCTTTGCTTGGTGTAAAGTTTACAACAGGTATGCCAAGTTGCCTAAGCTCCTGAGTCAGCGGCAACCCAGAAGCCTTCGCCTCCACAATGACCGTCTCAGGCTCCCAGAAGTTGAACTGTTCCAAAGCCTGCGTTTTTAGCTCCGGAAAATCCCAGCGCCCCTTCTTTGAATCCAGAAGTATCAAATTCGCGGGACCGTCCTGCTGGGGATAAAACACACCCCACGTCGTTATCGCGCTGAAATCCGAAGTCTCCTTGCGACTGAACGCCGTGTCATAACTCTGTATTACATACTCAAGTTGCGGAATCTCCTCCTCTTCCCAACGCTTCCACCACTCCTTCTTGATGATAGCCCCTTCCTTGGACGTGGGGTTCTGCTGCCACTGCGCGTTCCACTTGGAAACAGACAACGAAGCGCGAACACCCTCCAATTCCTCCTTCTTCCAATACTCAGGCCAACAGGAATTCCCGCTCGGCATCAAAGCAGGAAACTCTATTATCTCCCACTTGTCCGCATTCTCATCATAGCCCTGGGCCTTGATTACCTTCTCCGTCAAATCGCGCAACGACCAACGGGTCATTACAATGACAATGGCACCCCCGGGCTGCAAACGCTGCCGGGGACCCGAAGTGTACCACTCATACGCATGGTCCATGGCCGTATCAGAAAGAGCATCCTGCTCCGAATGAGGATCGTCAATAATCAACAAATCAGCACCGCGACCGGTTATCGCACCGCCTACACCAGCAGCAAAATACTCCCCACCATGGTTCGTGGACCACCGGCCCGCAGCCTTGCTGTCAGCCTGTAGGTTTACAGAATCAAAAATATTTTGGTACTCGGATGTTGCAATGAGATTACGAACTTTACGGCCAAAGTTTACAGCTAGCTCCGCAGTGTGGGTGGTTTGGATTATCTTTGTTTTCGGCTCACGGCCAATGATCCATGACGGAAACAGGTAACTCGCGAACTCTGACTTCGTATGCCGTGGAGGCATGTTGATTATCAGACGCTTGTTTTTCCCCGTTGCAATGTCCTCGAACTTCTTTGCAATCATTCGGTGATGGGCCCCTGTAATAAATTCCGGCCAGACTTTCCTGACGTACTTCAGGAAGTCCTCCCTGCACCCTTCTACCTCTGACATCTGGGCGAGCCGAAGCTCTAGTTTTAGCCTGCGGTCTTGGACTTCCGGCGTCTCTGTTCGGAGCATGGGAGCCTCTCACAATTGTTTCACGTGAAACATTATATGGGATTTGTTGTAGCAAAAAACGCACCCGTTAAGCCATATCATTTTTTACGGAATTATTTTCGCGGAACAAAGCCGAAGCCGTCGCCCCGCCCCCCCGTGGGCCAGATTCTCGGATCGATCGCGATAAGTCGCTGGAATCGTTGACGGAACCGGTGCCGAGGACCCTTGCGCCATTGTACGTGATCCTGGGCACCGGGCACCGGGCACCGGGCACCGAGCACCGGGCACCGGGCACCGGGCACCGGGCACCGAGCACCGGGCACCGGGCACCGAGCACCGGGCACCGGGCACCGGGCACCGGGCACCGGGCACCGAGCACCGGGCACCGGGCACCGAGCACCGGGCACCGGGCACCGGGCACCGGGCACCGGGCACCGGGCACCGGGCACCGGGCACCGAGCACCGGGCACCGGGCACCGGGCACCGGGCACCGGGCACCGGGCACCGGGCACCGAGCACCGGGCACCGGGCACCGGGCACCGGGCACCGAGCACCGGGCCGGCCG